TTGCTTACTTTGATCAAGTTGCATTTAATGCAGCACCTTTCGTTTTTAAGATGCGAAAAAACTTGAAAGATTTTACAAATCAAGATTATATATTGCTTACAGGAGATCCGGCGGTCATTGGTATCTCTTGTGCTATAGCAAGTGACATGACCAATGGCCAATTTAACCTCTTGAAATGGGATCGTAGAGAGTTTAAATATTACCCAATTGAATTTGATCTCTATCAGAAAGGATAAATATGAGTGACGATGTAAAAAATATGATGCTAGAAGATTCTACAGATCTTTTAGATAATGTAGAAGTAACTACAATAGCAGACCAATGTAAAAAATTAAAAGATTTAGAGGATGACATTAACAGAGCTGAAGAACATGTCAGTAATCTAAAAGCAATGGCAAGAGATATTAGTGAACGAGTTATACCTGAACTGCTTGCAGAACAAGGTTTAAGTTCTTTGAAATTAGCTGATGGTTCATCTGTAACAGTCAAAAGAGAATACAGATGTACTCTTCCCAAAGATGATACAAGAAGGGAAGATGCTTATAAATGGCTTCGTGAGAACGGACTTGGAGATATTATTAAAAATAATGTCTCTGTTACGTTCGGTCGTGGCGAAGATGACAAGGCACAACAATTGTTGGACCTTGCGGCGTCAAACGGTTTTGAACCAAATCAGAAATCTGATGTGGCTTGGAACACTTTGACAGCTTTATTTCAGGAGCGTGTCGAGTCCGGGCTCGACATGCCTTCTGAAGTCTTTAGTACTTGGATTAAAGACACAACTAAAATAACCCGAAAATAATGGAGAATGAATAATGGCTAATGAAGCGATGGTACAAAAATCGTTGACTAATGGTTCAGTAGCTTTGTTTGGAGATGATCTAGACAAAGGTTTTGAAAACATGACGCAGAATGATCTTGCGTTACCTTTCATAAGAATACTTGGTCAACTATCACCACAGGTAACTGAAGGTGATTCTAAATATGTTACAGGTGCTAAACCAGGTAACATATATAATACAGTTACGAATGAACTGTATGATGGTAAAATAGGAATTAAAGTTATTCCTTGTTACTATAAGAAAGACTATCCAGAATGGTCTGAAAGAGGAGAAGGATCTGCAGCTCCTATTGCACTCCACTCACCTAACAGTCCAGTGATAGCTACAGGTAAGAGAGAAGGATCTAAAATTAGATTACCTAACGGTAACTATTTAGAAGAGACTGCTTCTTACTATGTAATGGTAGGAACTAAAGCGGGTGGTTATACTCCAGCTTTAATTACCATGAAGTCAACACAACTAAATGTAAGCAAGAAGTGGAACGCAATGATGAAAACTGTTCAGATTTCTGACGGTAAAGGCGGATTTGCAGTTCCTCCAATGCATGGTGTTGTATACAACTTATCATCTAACTTACAAAAAAATGATAAAGGTAGTTGGTATGGTTGGGTAGTAACACAAGATCGAATTCTAGATACAAAAGATAAATCTTTGTACTTAAGTGCAAAAGGTTTTTCTGGCGATGTCAAAAAAGGATCGGTGCAAACAAAAGCAGATGTAGAAGAGAGAGTAACAGAGAACGTACCGTTCTAGGTTATAATTAAATCGGGGCCCCTTAATTGGGGCTCCAACTAAAATTGTTGTATGAAAGAAAAATTCAGAGAAATATTTACTGGCTTGCAAACAGCTTATGGCCAGTATCAAAAAGGAGAACGTAGTGAAAACGGAAAACAAAAAGGAAAAGCATTTATTGTTAGAAAACAGATTACTGACAATCTTTGGGAAGACCATCTTAATGGTATTGATCCTGCTCTCGGTATTATTCCTATCAACGAAGATAACAATTGTAAATGGGGTTGTATTGACGTTGATCAATATAATCTTGATCACACTGCCATCATAAAAAAGATAAGAAATTTAAAATTACCACTGATTCTATTTAGATCTAAATCAGGTGGAGCACATATATTTTTATTCACAAAAGAATTTATACCTGCATCGTTAATGCAGACTACATTAAAAAAGATTTCAGACACATTAGGATATGAAGGAGTTGAGATATTTCCTAAACAAACTGAAATACTTGTGGAACGTGGGGACACAGGTAATTTTTTAAACCTTCCCTACCATAACCAAACAAAAGGATTAAGATATGCGTTTAATGATGATGGGTCTGCTGCGTCGCTTGAAGAGTTTTATAAGTTGTACGAAACACACGCGCAAACCAAAGAAGAAGTTGAAAAAATTGAAATCAAAGAAAAGAAGATAGATGAAGCATTTAAAGATGGGCCTCCATGTTTAAATAAATTAGCTAGAGATGGTTTTGGTGAAGGATCTAGGAATAATGCATTGTTTAATGTTGCTATATACTACAAACAATCTGACCCAGATATTTGGCAAGATAAAGTTGTTGCTGCTAATATAAAGTTCATGGACCCACCTTTAAGTAATGGTGAAGTACAACAATTATTAAAATCTTTAGGTAAGAAAGGTTATGATAAATACAGATGTAAACTCCCTCCAATACAACAGGTTTGTAATTCAGCGCTATGTAGAACTAAAAAATTTGGTGTAGGATCTGATCAAGAAGCAATGCCTTTATTAGGTAATTTAACTAAATATGACTCTAATCCACCACAATACTTTTTAGATATTGGTGAAGGTGAAACTCAAAAGAGAATTGAATTAAAAGCAGAACATTTAGCTAATCCAGCTTTATTTGCATTAGCTGCATTAGAGAAAGCAGATTTAGTTATACCGAGATTAAAAGAAAAAGATTGGAGAGAAGTATTTTTAAAACCACTAATGGATAATTTACAAACAGTTGAAGCATTAGAATCTTTAGATCCTAAAAATCAATTAACAGCTTTATTACAGGATTGGACAACTAATAGACAGAACGCAAGAACTATGGATGACGTATTTAACAAACTTCCATATACAGATGAGAAAAGAGAATTTACATATTTCAGGATGGATGATTTTTATAATTTTTGTAAGAAGAATCATTGGGAAATGGATAAGGCAAAGACTGGTAATTTAATTAAACAGTTAGATAAAATATTTGTTTCTGAAATTAGAACAAAAGTAAAAGGTCAAGAACCTAGATTAATTAAAATTAATACGATGAAGAAGTTAGATGTATCTAGTACACAAGTTAAATATCAAGAACAACATTTTTAATGGAAATAGGAATTAACTGGTATTTAAAATATAGATTATTAAAAAAGGAATTAGAGAAAATAAAACTACAAAAAGAAATATTAGAAAGGAGGTTAAAGAAATATGAAAACAATAATACTAGGTCCACCAGGAACAGGAAAGACAACAACATTGTTAAATTTAGTAGATGAATTTATTAAGCAGGGAACAAGACCAAAAGAAATAGGTTACTTTTCTTTTACTAAAAAGGCAGCAAAGGAAGCAGCAACGCGAGCATCTGAAAAATTTGGGTTGAGCGCGGATCATGATTTAATATATTTTAGAACACTTCATTCTTTAGCTTTTAGAGTTTTAGGTATTACAAAAGATAAAATGATGAGTAGAGAAGACTACAGAGAATTTGGATTAAGATGTAATATTCCTATTAAGACTGCATCTCATTCAGATGAAGATGGTATATTTAATTCTGATAATGAATATCTAACCATTATAAATACAGCAAGAGTTAAGAAGATGGATTTAATGGAGTGTTATGATTCGAGAAGTAATTTATTAGATATAGAAAGAGATACACTATTCTTATTAGACCAGGAGCTTAAGAGATTTAAAAAAGAAAAAGGATTAAAGGATTTTACAGATCTATTAGATGATTTTGTAGAGCAAGATTTAGCGCCAAAATTTAAAGTATTATTTATAGATGAAGCACAAGATTTATCTCATTTACAATGGGAAATGGTTAGATCTATTTGGAAGAAGGCTGAAAAAACTTATATTGCTGGAGATGATGACCAAGCAATATTTAGGTGGGCCGGAGCTGATGTAGATCACTTTATAGCATTAAGAGAGGAAGTAGATGAGATTAAGACACTTAATCAGTCTTATCGTATTCCTGGTGGCCCTATTCATGAATTATCACAAAAAATCATATCTAGGGTTAAGAATAGATATGAAAAAGATTATAAACCACGTCAAGAAACAGGATTATTAAGATTTTATACAGATATTACTCAAGTAGACATGTCTAAAGGTGAATGGACAGTGCTTGCATCAGCAAATTATTTTTTAGATGATGTTAAGGAATTATGTGAATTACAGGGTTGGTATTATCAACACAAAGGAATTAATTCTATTTCATTAGAATTATTATTAGCATTAAGTAATTGGGAAGATTTTAGAAATGGTTCAGCTTTAAATTACATACAAATTAAAAACATATATAGATATTTAGGTGCTAATATAACTCCCGGATATAGAGATGCTAAAACATTAAAGGCTGAAGAAAAATACACAATTAATGATTGTAAGCAGAATCATGGTTTACTTACTGATAAAGTATGGTATGAATCATTTGAGGGTGTAGACACAATTACTGAAAATTATATTCGTAATATGAGAGCTAATGGTGAGAAGATAAATAAGACTCCACGTATTCTTATGTCAACCATTCACGCTTTTAAAGGCGGTGAACGAGATAATCTTTGTGTTCTACTAGATTTAACATCCGCTGCGGTTAAACAAAGTGAAGAAGATCCAGATGATTTACATAGATTGTATTACACAGCTTTTACAAGAGCTAAGAAAGAATTACATATTGTAGATCCGAGAGATTTTAACAAAGCATATACTATATGATAAAAATAGAAAAAATAGATAAAGAAAAAAACAATCATTATTTTATTGTTTACAAATTAAATAATGAAGTAAGAACTTATAATGGTACAGCGAAAGAAGTTTTAGATTTTTTAGCTAAAGACATTGAGGAAATAAATGACAAATAAAGCATTTTTTAAACAAATAGGTGGTAAACATTATAAAGTAATGAAGATACAACCATCTGTATTTATTAATGAAAACGGTTTACCTTTTGCAGAAGGCAATGCAATTAAA